AATTCACGAGCATTTTTTTCACTCAGATTATTTGAAAGGATTTTGCCACAAGGATTTTTTTCATTTCGCTGAAGCTTTCTTATTTTATTTACTTTATATGTGTTCGAACAATGTTTTAAGTTTCCTTTTCGAAAATGAACTTCTTTCCTACTATTTTTTCCACTTCCAATATAAAAACATACATTATCACCCTTTTCGTCTTCATAAAAAAGTCCGTATACGTAATAATCATTCATCGTCCTACTATTTTGATTTTTAAAACACAAAAACCCTGTGCAGCAGAGCGGTAGGACGAACGCATAGCCACACAGGGTAAGAAAGTCTTATACACGTCCTACCGCTCTGGTAATAAATATAAACATATCAACTCATCTTTCTTCAAGATTACCATTCGCAATCAGCTTGAGTTGTCTGCTATAAGATTTCACCGACTCACGCCCATGCTTGAGCTGCGAATCGGTAAGAGCTCTTGCAACAGGGCTTCCGTACTCATTGATGGAAGTGAGCGCCGACTGGGCAAGGCTCGATAAAAAATCGGCGTCTGCCTTGCTGAACCCCACGCCGTTGAGCCGGTTTGCAGAGCGAGACCGCTTTTCAGATTCGGTCTGCAGGTTGTAAATGGCGATAATCGCCTTCACCGCCCACTTGTCGTATTTTTCGATGTTTTCTTCAATTTCTGATCGGGTCCATTCTTTACCGGAGCGCTCTTCGCTGGATTCCATTGGTTTTGGCTGGTTGGTTCATCAGAAATAACTCCACAGGCTTGCACGGGGCGGCAGCCGGAGAGTTTCCAACCATCCTACACTTCAACCGAATTTCATTTCATCCAAACTGAAAGGCGGATTCGAGATCTCGCTTTTGAGAATCGAGAACGCGAGAAAGTTCATCCGAGCTTCCAATCCTTTCATTTTCAATTTCTTCAATGGTGTGCCCGCCGACGGTTTGAATGTCAACTCTGTCGGGGTAAAACACCGCATCGAACACGAGATTTTTTCCTTCCGGCCGGTGCATGACCATCCGGTAAAGCTCATCGGGGTCTCCGGGGCCAGGCTCAATTTGAGCGGTTGCGTAAATCGAATATTGGTTTGAGTCATCTCTATCGAGAGCAAGAAAATATTCTTCAATCATATTCTTTTTTGAATTGTTGCCAAAGAGAAGTGCCTTTCAAATCGCGCCGAAGATCTTCAAACATCTCTTCGTCGTTTTCTCGAAAGTATCGAAGCGTTTCAATTTGAATTCGAATATCAGAATCGCTTATGCTGCTACTGGTATCTTCAAAACTATTTCTGTTTCCAAGCATAACTGTTTATTTTTGGTGATATCGAATTTAAGGCGAGCATTTAAAGCTTATAGCTCGTGTGAAGGATTTAGCGCCGCTCAGAAAGCGTTTAAAATTTGATGAATGGTGACCCCAAAGGCGCTTTTCAAATCTCTTAAAAACAAAAATAACTCGTTTCAGTCAATTCCAAAATTCGTGCTGAACGGGCACATCTTCGTGATTGCGTATGCGCTTTTTGGCAAGCTCGTTATACTCTTCGTTGAGGTCAATGCCGACATATTCTCGGTCATGTTTTAGGGCGGCAATTCCAGTCGTTCCCGCCCCGCTGAACGGATCGAGCACCTTGTCTCCCTCCTTCGATCCAGCAAGCACGCACGGTTCAATCAAGTCAACTGGATACGGAGCAAAGTGAGCTTCCCCTGAAAGCTGGGCAGTTGTAACGGTCCACACGTCTCTTTTGTTCCGCTTGTCTTTAATCGAAACAAAAGCCTCTTGCCCTGTGCCTTCCTCGCCTTGCCGCTTTCCGTCATATCCGATGCGCCCTTCTCCATGCCGCCGATCGTCAGAATGAATCGCCTCTTCTTTTATAGCTTCGTGATCGTAATAGTAGTCTTTGTTTTTCGCGAAAAGAAAAATGTGCTCATGAGAGCTTGTCGGCCGGTCTTCTACAGACTCAGGCATCGTTCTTTTTTTATGCCAAATTATGTCGCTTCGAAGATACCACCCTCGGCTTCGAAGCTCGAAAGCAACTTCCCAGGGAACGCCGATAAGGTCTTTTGGCTTTGTGTCACCGGATTTTTTTCTTGCATATTTGTCTCCGAGGTTCAGCCAAAGCGTTCCGTCTTCGGAGAGGACGTCCCAGGCTTCATCAAACACATCACACAAATTGCTCACGTACTGTTCGAGCCCGTTTTCAAGCCCAATCTGTCCATCAACTCCATAATCTCTCAATCCAAAATAAGGTGGAGATGTGATGATGGTTCGGACGCTTTCCGCCGAAATTTCTTGAAGCTTTTTTTCGGCGTCTGCGGTGTGAAACGTTGCGCTAGTGAGCCTACCCATTCAATTCTTTTTGCATTTGTTCTCGGCTGACAACTTTAAAATGCTCAATCTCTGAACCCGATCGGAACATTTCGAGGTCTTCTTTTGTGAGCGAAGATTTCCAGCCTTCAAAAATCCCTTCAATGTACGCTTCGATGTTGTTGGTCACGTCCACTGATTCGGGGATATATCGATCTTCTGTTTTTTGGGAAGCGTTGGCGATGCGCCCGTCTTGGACGTACTTCTGGATTTGAACGCGCAAATCGTTCATTGGCATGTTTGAAAACTCTTCCCCGCCCAAAAGAAGCGCTGCGGTTGGAGCCCAATAGTAGCCCCGTTGGATTTGAGCGCCGAACCCATCCCAAATCTTTTCGTCGTTGGATCCACGAACATCTTGATTTTTCACTTCCCAAAGCCCATGGTAATACGCTTTGTTCGGAGACTTCAAACTTGCGGGAAGATACAGGTGGTTGTCGTGTTTACAAAAATCTTCGGTTGATTTGTTTTTTGCGTGAACATAAGGCTCTTGCTCGACAAGGAGAGGTCGAAACCAGTGAAAGTCTTTCAGCGATTCAAGCGAAATCCACTCTCCGGTGTTGAGCTTGACAAGCCGGATTCCCCGGTCGTTTTTACTGGAGTACGGTTTTCTCTTCGTTCGCTTCAAGACAATGGGTTCCACACCGAGCCTATCGAAGTGGCTCAAAACAATGTCAGAAACTTCTTCTTCCAGCTCATCTCCGTGGTCGTTTTTCGAATGTGTTGCCATTCTTTTTTGGACCTGTGATAAGTATCGTTTGCGCCCATTTCAAATGCCCGAAAGCCGGAGAATGTTTCTCAAAAAAGAAGTGAAGATATCTCTCGGCGAACCGCTTCACGAAGAAGCTCTTCTTCGATTTTTGATTTTGCTATTGCCGACGCATCAAACAAAAACTGATCACCATTTTCATACGTGACTGTTTCTCCTCCGCCTTCGGTTTCAAAGGTTGGGAAGTTTTTTGCAAAGAAACGAACGGATGGCCCGCCCATCGGCTTGTTTCGGGACCCGGCGCGAACTTTGAGATTGTTTTTGGAGGTGTGAAGAGAAACTTTCCATTCAAGCCCACCGTGGTATCCCCGCCACCACTTTTTTGTTCCAGAGTAAGTGCGGTAGCTGTCATTTAAAGACTCGCCAATATCAGAAGCTGCTTCGAATTTGCTCATAAGACAAAAAAACCCGGCCTCCGTTCCATTGAGAGAGGCCGGGCTTTTTGGTTTTTTGATTTTTCTTGCTTTCTACGTCGTTGTCGCCGTTCCGACAGCCCCTTCTACTCGAACACCATCGACTTCGGCGAAGGCTCGCCAGTCATAGTCAGTGCCAGAGCTAAGCCCATCGGCACTTACGTCAAACGTTCCAGTCGCCGATGCTGGATTGTCGGCGTCTTCAGCTCTGGTGGAGTTGGCGAAATCTCCGTCACTGGAAGCGACATAATCGATGCCAAGCGTGATGTCGCCGTCGCCAGTAAACGTCGATACGTCAAACTCTACTGTAAAGCTAGAGCTTGTCGTGTTCGATACTGTTCCATCTGTAATCTCAATATTGTCGGTCGTGAACGTGGCGCTGTTGAGCTCTGTGTCGATCACATCGCCAGACGGGTTCGCCGTTCCTTTCGCCCGAAATATATACTCGGTGTCTTTTGAAAGCCCGGTGAGCTCAACGTCGAAAGATCCAGCAGAAGAAAGCGTTCCTGCAGAAATCGTGTTGCTCAAAGCGCTTTCAAGAGACCCTTGTCCCCATTCGAATTCGAGAGTTGCATCATTCTCTGCGGAGTCAAGTGCCTCAAGCGTCCCGTTGAGCTGGGCAGACCCGACGTTAACGTTCGTCGCCAAATTGGTAATCAAGTGAAGAGCCTTTGTTTCAAAACCAAACACCTGACCGACATCGGTTTCTCCAGATCCGGTCGTCGTGGCGGATGCTCGGAAGTCATACGAAGTCGATGTGTTAAGCGAAGTGGGCCGTGCAAGGAAGGCACCTGTACTGCTCAAGGTTTGTGCGCTGATAGTGTTCGCTTGCACGTTTCCGGATGGCCCCCATTCAAAGGAGGTGTCTGCGTCTTCTCCGCTTTCAAGAACGTCAAGAGATCCTTCAAACTGAGCGGCCGTTCCTTCAATCGAAGCAGTTCCAACAGTCGAAACGGCGATTCCTTCAGTCGTTGCGGTGTACGTAGATCCTTCAACTCTTGCTCCGTCGACTTCAAGGAAGGGCCGCCAATCATAATCGGTTCCCGAGTCTAGCCCACTTGCTGAAACATCCAAGGTCTTTTCAGAAGTGTGCGGATTGTCGCTGTCTTCAACCCGAGTTCCATTGGCAAAATCTCCGTCGCTAGACTTAACATAATCGATTCCTGCAGTGATGTTTTTAACTCCGGTGAACGTGGTAATATCAAACTCCACGTCGAAGCTTGAGGTGCCGGTAGCGGTTACGGCGCCGTTTCCAACATCTACATTTTCTGTTGATGTGGATTGTAGGGAACCTTTTGCGGTTCCACCTCCTTGCTCACCGACTGCTCGGAATTCATATAGGGTATCTTCTTCAAGCCCCGTTGCTTCGGCGAAAAACGTTCCAGGTGAAGTTTGGCCGCCTGCAGATAGGGTGTTGTTGAACCCGCTTTCACTGACTTCCTGGTATTCAAAAGAAACGCTAACAGGATTTCCAGACTCGTTTTCATCAAGAACTCCTTCAAACGTGATGGACCCCACATTGGTTTCAAGCGTTCCGTTCGTGCTTACTTCAAGGTTGTCCGTCGAGAACGTGAGAACTTGCCCTTCATCGGTATCGGTAGAATTAATTTCGGTACCTGTTGCTCTGAATTCATATGTCGTTCCAGGATCGAGGTTATTAAGAACTTCACTGAACGATCCAGAGGAACTCAAGTTTTGAACGCCGGTTGACTGCTGGAGGTTATTTCCTTGCTTTCCGTATTCAAACTTAACATCTGCATTGCCGCCGCTTGCAAGAGCGTCGAGTGATCCATTGAGGGTTGCGCCCCCGGCACTTGCTACTGCTCCACTGGAACTAACCGCCAGAGATTTTGTCGTGAAGCTCACAGCAGATCCAGTTGTTTTTGTTTGAAGCGTCTCTACCGCCGCTCGGAACTGGTACGTTTCTCCCGGATCGAGTCCACTGGCAACAGAAGAATACGTTCCAATTTGAGCCGGGTTTTTCAAGGTCTCTGCCTCGGTAACCGAAGAGATTCCGTATTCGAAAAATCGGTCTCCGGACTCGACGTTGTCGAATGTGGTGATGTTCCCGTTCAATTCAGCTTCGGTCGCCTCGACTTTTTGAGGACTATTTGTATTGACTTGAACAGTTTGATCAAGCGTGGTGAACGTCTGCAGGGCGCCTTTGAACGTCGATCCGCCTGCTTCAGCGACTGCACGAAACTCAAATTGAGTATTTTCACTAAGAGTTCCAGCAGAAATCGAAGCGTTGAAGTTTCCGGTGTTTGAAAGCGTTCCGGCGTCAAGCTCTGTAAACGTTCCACTTGTTCCTGCAAGCCGGTATTCAAGCTTTACATCTGCACTTGAAAGAGAATCATCAAAAGCGTCGAGCGTTCCGTTGAGCGTGGCGCTTCCGGAATTAATTCCACTTGCAGTCGCGGTTGAGACTGACGCCACATCTGTCGTGAACGTAACGGAACCCCCAGTATACGTCGCCTCTTGGCTTTCGGCGATTAACTCGTATTCGTAGGTGGTTCCGGCATCGAGATTTGAAATAATCTCGTTGAAGTTTCCGGTACTGGAAGCCGTTTTTGTGCCCGTCGAATTTGACATGTTTCCTTGAAGCCCCCAATCGAAGCGGTAATCAACGCTTGAAATCGCTTGAAGCTTCGTGATTTCTCCATCAAGTGTGGCTTTTTCCGCCCCAATGTTCACGGCAGAAAGAGTGTTTACGCCGACGTCTTCAGAAAGGGCAGTTGTGACGGTTTTCAAGTTTCCCTCTTCAGTCTCACCGAGCCCCTCGACTTTCGCTTTAAATTCGTAATCCGTATTTGAATCGAGGTTGGTAGAATCAATGAAAAACGTGTCTCCTGGACTGCTGACTGATCCAGCAGAAACTGTCGTGAAACTTTGAGTACCTACCTCTCGAAAGTCAATTGATGCGGTGAGGCTAGAAGCTTCAACCCCATTGATTTCTGAAACCGTTCCGTTGAACCGTGCGCCGGTGTCGGTGACGTTTGTTGCGGCGTCTGTCGTAACGGTAAGAAGCCCACTTGTGAGCTGCTTCACAGATCCAACGGACTCGTCGTTGTCTACACGGGCGGCGGCTTGGAACTGATATGTAGTCTGACCGCTCAGCCCTTCAACTGGAATGCTGAATGTTCCGGAAGAAGAAAGCGTTCCGGCGTCAACTTCATTTTTGTCAACCGAGTTTCCTTGCTCGGCGTAGTAAAACAAAAGGTCAACTTCACTTTCGTTGAATGCGTCAGAAGAAAATGTGGTGAGCTCGCCTTCAAGAACGGCTCGGCTTTCCATAACATCTGAAAAACCAGTGGTCTTCACCGCCAACTCGGCTTCAAAAATGTTTCCTGTGCGAGAGTCTCCTGTACTTGGGTCTGTAACCGTTTCTCGAAGGTCAATTGACATATATGTTTTGTTTTGTCTTTGTTGTTTAAATTTTCTGTTTATGCAGTGTCTCCGCCAATGTAAACCTCGCCATTGGCTGAATGAGTCGCCTCTGCAACTGATCCTTCTGCATTTGCGACATCATTTGTAACGGTTACTTCATCTCCTCCAACGACTGAAACTTGATTGGGAGTTCCAGCTTGGTCCTCGACGATAATCGTGAACCGGGCACCTGCTGGAACCGGGTCGACAGTGAGCGTCACGTCGTTATTGGAAGCGTCAATAAGAACCACGCTTTCGTCTTTTGGGGCAAACTGTTTGTCGTCGTCGATTCGATAAACAGTATCAACGGCTTCAGACCGCCGCTCGTAAGAATACCCGTCTTCATCGGAAGGCCCAGAGAAAGTGTAAGGATCTTGACTCGGACTAATGACTACGTGATTTGACATAAAGCTTTATGTTTTTTGTGTTCACATTTAAGTATAGTTTGCTATTCTTTCAGCAGTTGCGAATTAAAGTTGATCTGGAAGATCGTTCAGCCGAATCCGAATTGCAGATTTTTCAACTTCGAGTCCACTGGTATTTGAGATGACCGCAGTCCCACATCCGATCGTACCCATTTTTTTGCATGTTTTCCCACTCTGTGAGATCGGGATTAAACGAGTCAAGCTTTTCATCGAGCACCCCTTTCCGAAAATTGAATCGGTGCTTCAACGTCGGGTTGTCTTCGTGGAAATAATAATAGTTTGGCTCACTCGATCCGACGTGCTCAAATCCAATTTTCTCATACACATTGTCCAGTTTTGTGCTCCAACGCCGATCTGCATACGTTTTGATTTGAACAGGTTCAAAATTCCGGGTGAAGTGTTTGAAAAGCTTTCCGGCTCCACCCACCACTGGCTTGGATAAGGCGAATCGTTTCATTTCCCATTGCTCTTTGCGTCCATCTTCTTTGTGCCCCTGAGCGACACTTGGAGTGCCGAAGGTCATGACTCCAACGAGCTTGGAATCGAAAAACTCTCCGTGGAAAATTCCAAGTTTGACTTTCGATCGCCCGACGCCTTGGATGTGGTGGTTTTCAAGGAACTCTTTTTTTTGCTCATTTGAAATTTCTTTGACTGAACATTTTCGGGCATAAATCGGATCTTCACTAGAGCATCCCAAAATATGACGCAACCGGCTTTTGACGATATTTCGCTTGCGACTCCACTCGTTTTCAAAGATGTGAATGAGGTGAATGCCTTGGTTTTCACAAGTCTCTGTCTTTTTCAGGTGGTAATCCTTGTCTTTTCCGCCTTGGACCTCGGAGTGCCAGTACAAACCGTCAAACTCGATCGCCACATTTTTTTCTGGAATGAAGACGTCAAGCTCTTTTCCGTTCAATACGTCTCTGTCATTTTTAATAACCCTTTGACTATTAGGTAAGATCTCTTCCACGAAGTTTGCTACATCCTTTTCTTTCTCTGAAGATCCAACATGGTTCCATCCATCGTAGCAGTTTGGGCATCTAACTTTTTTGTTTTCTGGATTAATATAATCTTCGAATTTTTCTCCACATTTTAGACATTTATATGGATGATATTTGCCACTACCAATTCCTTTATAATTTTCGAAGTCTACCAAAATTTCAACATCTGAATAATATTTAACATTTTTTATTCTTTCAAAACTTTTTTTCATTGTTGTTTTCGAAGCTCGCTTACTATTACAATAATTCGGGTCTCCATATCTTTCTTTTTTTGTTCTTTTTCTTTTTTCTTCGTTTACATAAAACTTATCTCCATACTTCTCTTCCATTGTGCTATAGATTTTATCCCGAATTTTTTTTGAGCCGAACCCCATGCTTCCATACTTTTCTTTACAAGTTTTTCTTGCTTTTTCGAGCTGACCGCCAAAATTTTCTTTCTCATCTCGGTGATTATTATAACATTCACGTGAACAGTATTTTTTGTTTTCACTTTTGTAGACTTTTAATGTCTCTTCACAATACGCGCACTCAATAATTTCTTTTGAGTCTTCACTTTTAACGCTATCGCTGCTGCAACTGCGAGAACAAAATTTTCGAAACCCCCTAGTAAAACTCAAAAACTGAACTTCAGACTCGCATGTTTCTAAAGCACATACAGAATTTTCATCTCCATACAAAAATCGATAAAGTTTTTCTGTAAACTTTTCGCCTTTATGGTTTTCACTCACATATTCATAAAAATCTTCATCTCTTTTCTTTATTTTACCTCCGATATGAGATGGATGCTTTTCTGCTATCTTTTCAATTTTTTCTGTAGAAAGCACTGCTACGGTCGATGAGAAATGTGGATTTCATAAGCGAAAAGCCTCTCCGCTCACTTTAAACGAAGAGGCTTTCGGCTTGTTCCGGAATGTGGTACTTTATTTCTCTCAACCCTCGAACTCTGCTCCAGTCGGAAGCACGTTGAACGAGAGCGAAATGAATTCTGCTGTGCGTGTGGGCTGTAAAAATATGTCTCCTACGAGCTGATTTCTGTCAATCACTTCCGGAGGATTATTTTCTGAGTTCATTTTCACCCTGAACGCGTAGAGCCCGTTTTGCTGTTGGACCTGATTCAAGAACGGATTCACGATGTTCTTGAACCGGTTTCGGGTCTCCGGCACGTTTTGCTCGAACACGAGGAACCGGCTAGTCGAGGCGATGAACTTCTTGACTCGAATCAGAAGTCTTCGGACGTTCACTCGATCCAGAGCGCTTGCCTGGGTTTGAAGCGTCTTCTGTCCCCAGACGCTCACTCCCTGATCGGGGAACTGTGCAATTGGGTTGACCCGGTTTTCATAAAGCACGTCTCGATCGTCCCGGCGGAGCCGGACCACGGCGGCAATTGCCTCTGGAACGCCGCCACGTTCAAATCCAGCGGGAGCGAACCACTCGGCTGCCGTCTGATCGTTGAAAGCGTAAACCCGTGGAATAAGAACAGATGGTGGAACTCGAACCTGCCGATTTCGAGTCTGGTCTCGAATTCGAAGCCATGGGTAGTACGTCGCCGCGTAGTTTGTGTCAATTGACTGGACAGAAGCGATCGCCCCGTCAATTGAGGCGTCCACTCCTGCAGCGTCGAACACGTAGAACGCATCCGCCCTGGATTCCACCATGTTGATTCCCGCCTGTACGACTGGGCTGTGAAGGCTGTTAATAATTCCGGGAGTCACAAGAAGGTTGATATCAAACTGGTCTTCATTTCCAAGGATTCCAATTGCCTGCTCGTAAGCTCGAGTTCCCGGAGCGTCATCTGCAGACATATCGAATCCTTGCGAGTTGTCCGATCGAATTTCTTCTTCAAGCTCTTGTGGAGTCGCAGGGTCCATTCCGTCGAATCCGCCCTGGAATCCAACTGTGAACTTTCGGTCTGCCGGGCTGAACCCTTCATCTCCAGAATCTCCAAACTGGACTCTTCGAAGCCCCTGGGCGTTCGGATCTTGGACGTAAGCCTCGCTCAGAACAAATCCGAACTCTTGCCCAAACTCTTCTTGATCATCGGTTCCATCAGCGTTTTCGGCAATCGCTTGAAGCCAGCTCATGTTGCCCTCCCAATCAAAGTCAACGCCAAAGTGGACTCGCTCGTCGAACGGATTCTCTGCGCTTGAAAGATCAATGTCCTCATTTCGAAGCCCAGAGCTTTGCGGAGGAACGTTTGCGTCGGGAAGAATGTCGTAGTCCGCATCGACAATGGACCGAACTTGACGGACTTTAAGCCCGTGTGGAAGCTGGCCCTTGAAGTCAAGCGGAATCTGGTACGGCTGAAAGCCCCACGGCACGAGATTGCTGAGGTCGTCGCGACCTTCCTCGTTTGCCCTTACGACTTCTTTGTTCACATCGACTCGAACATAATCGCTGCGGTTTTCGAATACTCCGACTTCACCGCCGCGCTCGACGATTTTGCCGTTTTCGTTGAACGTCGTCTCTTTGTTTCCGATTACTCTCGCGATGTAATTCGGGCTTTGTGGATTGAGGTTCACGCCTGTGTAGCTTTCAAGCACCTCCGGGTCAGTATCTGTGTCCCCGAGTTCTCTCACGACCACGTCAAACTGAGAGTAGTTACTTCCTGCAACCTCACTTGGATATCGGACATTTCGAATCGAGACTTTCGTTTCGGTGTTCGCAAAATCTCCGTCTCCAAGCGTGTGAAATTTGAAGAGGGGAACCCGCTCTGCGCCGGATTGGTTTGGCTGCTGGTCTTGAGAAACGATCCACGGAGTCGATGCAGAATCATACTCTTGGCCTTGGAAATCAAGCTGCGCCCGATCGATGTCTTCATCTGCATCGTTTCCGTGCACTTTCAGATTGATTCCAAGTTCTCCAAGCTCTTCATTGACAAGCTCTTCCCAAGCTTCTGGGAAGCTCGCTTTTGCGTGGACCTCACGTGGGCTTTCTGGTTTCGAGCCGAAGAGGTCAAGAAGATAGTTGTCATCGCCTTCCTGCAAGCTGACTTGATATTTTCGGCCGTCGATAAGCTCAGGACCTTCAAGCTCTCCTGCAGGCTCGATGCCTTCATCTTCAAGAAGCTCTTCGACTTCATTTTCAGCTTCGTGCTCTGCAAGGTCCGCCATTTGAAGAGAAGACCCGTCAAGGTCAAGAATAAGCTCAAACCCGGTGATGTCTGCTTTCTCCGGATTGATTTGGGCATTGTAAACCTGATTACCGTCATCTCTGAGCCGCTGGGTTGGGGCGAGTGTGGCGAGAGTGATATCTGCTCGTGGTTCTCGCTCGCTTACCGTAAGCGTCCCGCTCATCTCTTCTGCCGAATTTGCAGGGGAAACCGGACTACCAGAGACCGGATCAACTTCTGTGATTTCAATTTTGTAGTCTACGGTGTCTCCAGCTTGAAGCGCGTTGGCAGCACTTCTTTCTCCGGCGAACCACCCCGCCTCGAAGCGCTCTAGATCCGGGTCTGTGATGTACTCTTGGTTTTCTTCTTCTATCGTATCGACAACAACGGTACCCTGGTTGTTTCCGTTGACATACTCAGTGACTTCGTACCGGAAAGCTTCATCACTAGGGCGCCGAACGTCGGCAAACACGGCGAGCCTTTCGTTTTTCTCCGTTTCTGAGTTTTCAGGGAACTGAAATTCAACTCTATCGAACGTGAATTTCTGCTCAGGCTGCCCGCTGAACTGAAGAGTTGGGCTATCAACCTCGTCGGTGTTTCCGTTCGGGTCTTCAATTCGAAGCCGATAAGTAACAGAATCTCCGTCGTAAAAGTCAACCCCGGCGTCTCCTACATTCCAGACGCCAAACACGCTTTGCTGAAAAACACCGACCCCATCGACTGCAGCATCTGCCGTTTCGGTGCCGTTTTTGACCACAAGCAGATCGTATTCGTAGTCAGAAGCGCCGTCAAGGTCAGTTTGAAAGCTGAAGAAAAGTTTGTCTTGATCTTCAATGGTTTCACCTTGCTCGAAGCTGAAGTCGGCTTCTTGAATGCCAAACTCTCCAAGTGCGCCCCGGTCAATAACATCAACCCCCGGAGTGGTAACAGAATCAGAGCTATCAATCGGCTGTCCTTGAGAGTTGGTTTGCTGAACTTCAATTCGGAATTCGGCGTCGTCCCCGGCCGTTCCGGTGTGGTCAAGCCCGAAGGTTGCGGAGTCAAAACTAGCGGCAGTTCCAGACTCAATGGAGCTTTCGAAACCGCCATTGGATGGACCGCCGTTGAGGACTTCATAAATCTCGTAATCAAAATCTCCGCCCTGCCGGTTTTCAACTTCAAATCCAAGACCGACAAGCTGATCTTCGCCAACGTCTTCTCCTTGCTCGACGTTGAGATTAACATCGCCGATTTGAAACACGCCTCCATCGATTTTCACTTCCGGAGAAACTGCCGTTGCAGAACCTGTCCCGCCTTGCTCGGTTACTTCAAGCTCATAATCGAGAAGGTCGTCTTTCGATACATCGATTCCGCTAGACCCGACGTCAAACTCAATGTAGACAGAACTATCATTCGGGTTTCCAGAAACGTCTTGAGCTGGAAGTTGGCCGCCACCCGGAGCATAAAGATTTGCGTCGACTGGGCCGGAAGCCTCTGCATCGACTTGAAGCGTGTCGCCAAAATCGACTTCATCTCCAACTTCAAAGTTCCAATTCACGTCTTTAAGCTCAAACTGCTGGCTTTGAGACCGGCCGATAACATTGACCGCAGGAGAAACCTCTTCTGGAACGTCAACTGTTTGCCCCTGATTGACTCGAACGACGTATTGGAGCCTTTCGTTTTCAGATCCATTGTGAACCCAAGCCGCTTCGAACGTTTCTTCGGTGATCCCGTTGCCTTCATCAACTGGTGTCGATTGGAGCTCTCCATCAATTACCTCTCGAATTTCATAACTGTAGCTTCCGGTTCCGACGTTTGCAACTGTTCCTTGAAGAGAAACAATTTCTCCGGTTCCTTTCGTCGCCCCGTCTCCCCAATTATAGTTGACCCCATCAAGATAGAATCCTTGAAGCTCTCCAGTCGGGCTTTGAATCGTTGCAGTCTGACCATTGGCTAGTTCTGCGACGACTTTATATTGAACGTCTGCAAAATCATCTTCTGAAACGTCAAACGTATCAACAACGCAATCTTTATTGAGCGGGCCATCAGAATACACCAGCTTATGAAACTCTCCATCGACGTACTCTTCGATTTCAAGATTGTATTCAAGAAGATCAGTGTCGGTAGAGCGCCGCTGCCGCCCTCGGAAGCAAACACTGAACTCTACTTCTTCTTCGGGCTGGACATCTGTCGGATCAAACGTGAAAGAAGCTTTTGAAATTTCAAAAGGCCGCTTGCTGAGCTCTCCTTCCGGAAGTTGAACGTCAACGGCTTCAGACTCGTACCCCTCATCACCAAGGAGCCGAACAACTGTCGCAGAAGACGCGTCGCGAAGATAGTTTCGCGTGGAGTAGTCCATGTACAATCCTTGATTCCCGAACTTTTCTTCATATTCTTGCGGGCTGCTCACTTCAACAGGAGTAAAAGCGGGACCTTTCTGCGTAGGACCAACAAAAGCGCCCCCAATTTCTTGCACTCCTTGGGCAAGGAACGTTTCATCTCGTTCTTCAGTGAATACCCCCGGAGAAATCATTTGCTCTGCCATGATTTTTGTTGTTTGATTGATTTAAAATAATAAATAGTGGCCGACAGTCAGCACTCATTCATATATATTGCGCTCATCAGCGATATTCAGGGCTCAGTGCGGCCCACAATGTCTCCTGTATCTAGGTCAACTGCAACGTCTCCGTACCTCTGGTACAAGTCTTGGACGAAGGATTCATATTCATCTTGAAGCTCACCTACTTCTTGTCGGATTTCTTCCGCCCGAAGCTTCTCTTCTTCAAGTTGATCTTTGAGCTGTTCGACAATATACTTTTGGCGGCCGTAGGCAAGCACCTCATCATTGACATTTCGCTGAAGCTGGTCAAGCCGATCTCTTTCTGATTCGGTAAGTTGTTGTGCCATATTAAAGAAATGTAGACCGTTACGTTATTGTATATAGGTAATCAGGCAATCACATTCACGCCTTCTTCGTTTATTCGAAAATCGACTGTGATGTATTCAGCAGACAGTTGTGGAATCAAAGAAACGCTTGCTGTAATCGTGTTCGGTCGTCGTTCAAATCGAGAACGCTGTCGCGGAACACTTACATCGACTTCATATTCTCGGATTCCATTTCTCGATTGAACTTCCACAAGAAGCCGGTTGATGTTCGTTCGGTATCTTTGCGCAGTCTCTTCGTTAATTTGTTCAAAAAGAAAATTTTCAGAAATCCGTTTGACTTCGCTGATAACAAAGACCAGCGTTCGGCGGACATCGATGCTTGAAAGAGATGAATCAAGATTCGATGTGAACGTTCGGTTCCCGAGAAGCAAAATACCGTTTGCATCAGAGAATGTGATGGCATTGATTGAGTTTTTATAAAGCAAGTCTAAATCTTGCCTGCCCAACCGAACCTCAACGTCTTCAATACCTGGAACCTCTCCTCTACGAACGCCTGCAGGAGCAATCCAAGGGTCTCCGATTACATCACTTTGCGAATAGGTTTGTGGAATAATCGCAGAAGGCGGAACAAATTCAAAACCAATGTCTTCAATTGGATTCACCCATCCGTAATAAGCTGCTGTATGCGTCGAATTGAGTTGAAAGGTTTCTTCAGCCGCCTCTTGAGGAGTAGTTCCAATTTCAAATCCATCGAACACGTAAAACGAATCAAGCCGATTCCGCATCAGCTTTTCCCCTTCTCGAATGATTCGCTCGTGGTTTTGAAAATCAAGCTCCGGAGTCGTCAAAAGGTTAAAGTCAAATCCCCCCTCGTCTTCTCGGAGAAGAAAAAAAGCTCGTTCGTATGCGTCTTGTCCTCCACTGAACCGATCAGAAAAATCAAATCCAAACGTGTTTGACCGGCGGATGTCTTCGCCGGAAAACTGCTCTCTGTAAATCGACTGTCCGTCGCTTCCGCCTTGAAACCCAAGACTAAACTTTCGCTTTTTTGGATTTGAACTAGAGGGATCGAGATAATTGTCGAGTTTAAAACCTTCATCTACCCCAGAAGCCGATTCAGGAATTGCTTGAAAAAAGTTTCTGTTCTGTTGAGCCCGAAATTCAATTCCAAGATGAAGGTTTTCTTGAATGGTTCGCCCCTTTTGAGATGTAGGTTCATTTGCATTCAGGTATTCAAGGAGGCGGCCCGGGAAGCTGAAGTCCGTTCGGTAAATGGGAACTTGCGAAGATCCAGCAAACGTCTCTTTGTAAGACTCAAATCCAAACGGAAGCGTTTCTTTTGAAGCTTTTTCCAGCTCCTCGGAAAGCTCAACTCGGATATTAAGAGACTGTTTTTCAAAAGCCCCGAACGTTTCGATTCGTTCTTCGCTTCGGTTGTACTTCTTAAATTCAGTGCCAATAGCTTTTCCGATGAACCTCTCGTCTTGTGGGTTAAGACTGAGGTCATTGTACTCCTCAATAACTTCCTGGTTTAAATCTGTGTCGTCAAAGTCTCGAAGCCGGAGTGTAAACGTCGGCCATCCAGATTCGCTTTGCCCAAGCCCAATATCGACAAGCGAAATTTTGAACCTCTGATTTTCAGAAGCTCCCCCGCTTCGAACCCAGATCCGAAAAAGGCGGCTCCGCTCGCCTGGGGGGTTTTCTTGAGAAACAATCCAAGGAGTTCTCGGAGAATCAAACGACTCAAATCGAAGAGGATCGGTCGCCGCTTCGTTTTCGAAAGTTACAAGATTCACAAGCACCTCGCCGTCTGCATCGGCGACAATCGATCTTTGGGTTTCTCGGAAGTTTTGGTAAACTCGAAGTTTCGGCGGGACAATGCGCTCGATGTATCGTGGACTGAATGGGTTCAAGGAAAGGCGCCACTCGTCAACCAAGTCTCCCATTTCATCAAACGTTTGAAGAATAAAATCTTCAGCAACCCGGTTTTGGTTTGCGGTAGCTTGAGAGATTTCAGTTTTTTCCGGAACCGCTCCTTCAACTCTTTGGTACTTGTCATCGAAAATAAGAACCGCAAGCGGAGCGCCAGTGCCTTCTTCAAAATGAGGAAAGTCTTCTCCACCCGAAGCGAAAAGCGCAATGGGCTCAGGATTCCACCCGTCCGTTGAAACAATGCGAGTAAACTTTAACCGATCGGTTTCTTCAAGCACCTTTCGCGCGGAGTAAGAAGAGTATGTTGTCGGCCCGCCAAAAATAGCGTCAAACTGATCTTTTGTCCGAAGCGTGGTCGGAATGAAAAACGGCCCCTTCTCGGCCGGGCCGACAATCATTGCGTTGGTTTCATCTTGAACTTCTGAAGGCTCAAACCGAATCTCCCCCTCAACCGAAACCTGCGGAGATTTGTTTTGAATGTCGCGAAGCTGAATAGCCATGCTTAAAGATCTCGTTGAACCTCTTCTGAAAACTTAACTTTGGACGGAGAGCTATTTTTGTCAATTCCCGGCTGGTCTTGCTTTTCGTGAGGAACGATATACCCGTCAACGGTTAAAGAAATGTCGGTTTGGACATACCGGGCTTCATCGGTCATTTCGATTTCTTCGTTGATTGAGCCGATGTCCGTGTAGTAGATTCTTCCCTCGTCTTCGTTTCCCCAATATGAATAGTTGTAGTATTGAATAAGATCAACAATTTTGTCCATCTGCCACCTGTATTCAGTATAAATTGTCACGTCATAATCGGCTTGAATAAAGTCGGGAATATCGGCTCTGTAGTATTCTCTTTCAGGCTGGGCGTTTTGAAGAGCCGTGAACTGATCATACCGATTTTTCTTCGAATATCTTTGGCGGACAGAAAATGTTTTTCCCACGCTGTTGGTCTGGGCAAGATCTGGGCGGGTCACGTGAGATGGATGCTCAGACATTCCCGTTCGATCAAGCACAATCAAAGGAAGCAGCACTTTGTCTTTGACTGATTTGAGATTCCGCCGCTGCCTCGCCCACGTCCACCGCTCTTGTTTGTCCCAAATCACTGGAACTTTGATTCTTTGATTGTTCTGCTGGACGTGGAAATCAAAATTCTTGTCGAGCTCGTAAGTGATTGCGTAGTCGACGTCGGTAATCGTGGAGCCGACTTCACGGTCTTCCAGATCGGTGTCCCGCCGGATCTCTCGGACCCTCGAAAGCTCGGAGCCCTCCTTGACGTTTTCGAGCACCTCCTCTTGAGCCTCGTCAAAGCCTTCAGAGTACTGATCGTCGCGACGGTTTTCTCCTCCACGAACTTCCTGGTCTTCGGTTTTTTCTTCCCCTTCATCTCGAAGATGTCCGAATTTGTCCTTCATTGTCTGTTTTGGCTTATGAGGTCGGTGTTTGATATCCGGACCCGATGCGTGTCACAAACGATTGAATGCCGATAGAAGTATTTCGTGCCCAAAAGCTCGTTGTCTACGACATTTTCGATTTCAAAAAACTCTTCGTCCCACTCGATTAAATCTCCTCTCTGTGGGTAGAATTCTTTTTCTTTAAGCCGCTCCCGTTGAAACCCAAACTCCGCCGCACGATCGACATCATACGTATAATCGCTGTCATCGGTTTGTTGGTCTTGAGGGACGGCGAGAGTGTGAAGTTCAACAACTCGGCTGTATTCTTTTCCGGCGGGACCGCTTTCCCCTCGAAACGTTGTCTTGGTCCGATCTACGTCCATTTTATAAAAGCGGATCAAAACTTCAACGACTTCTTCGACGAATTCTTGGTTGTACTGTTGAATCATTTCGAAATCTTGATCCGACAAGAAAAATCCTTCGTCGTCTTTATAAGGCATGTTGCTGCTGCTACTGTTTGGAAAGAATCACGAGCATATCTGTGCTCGATATCATTTCGATTTTCGCCGAGGAAAATTGTTTTTCGATGAACCGCCGAAAAAGCTTGGTGCGCCCCGCTGAAGTCGGAGTCAGTGAAAACCCTTTCAAATGCTGCGCATTTCCAAAAAACTGATTTCTATTCTCCCACGCATGTCTAGATATATCGGTAACCGTTGACGCAACCTTCAAAGCCCAGCCTTCTCCAGTTTTGCTCGTCATTTTTGCGCCGTTGGCAGTAGTAAAATCGACGCCCAAGAATTTCTCCATCACTTTTTCGACTAGGACTTCGTATTCAGTTTCTTCTGTTTCGAATTCATATATGACGCCGTGAGAATGCACGGATTGAATATTCCAATCGTATCCACTTGTCCGATTTCCGATTTCAGAAAGTATCGAGTTCTTGAACTTTGCCACTTTATTCGTCAACAAAAAGCTTGGTCATTCCGCCTTCCAATTTTGAAAGGTCTTCGTCGTCTAGAAGCGTCGATTTGTCTTTTGCGTATTCATCGACGCCGTTTCCGGTCATTCCAAGCGTCATGTGAAAGTTTTTTTCTTCAAACCCGAGCCGATTCCGAATTTTGTTCCCTTCCGGCCAACGGAGCACGTAAAACCACTCTTCGCTGTCTCGGCCGTCGCCGAAGTGGCGATCTTCTCCGATGACATGACCGACTCCAACCTTTTCAAATTCAGTCTCAATTTGACCAGCAACACTTTTCATTACTTCATCAAATACTCTACTGATTTCCGATTTGCTTGCTCCCACTACCCCGCGCCGCCGAAGACTCAAGCGAAACCGGTTGCGAAGATCTCTCATTTCGGCCTGACTCAAAAGCTCGATTTCAAACACTCGGTCTTTGTTGAGCTTGTGAGTGACCGCTTCTTGAGGGACTTCTTCAGGAATGTTCACCGAATGGACCGTATATGTGAGCCTGTCACCAACGTTTGGAACGGTCATATTTCTTCAAACTTGAGTTTTTCAATGCTGTCGTCGTAAGCTCCATACGCAGGAGCCACTTTTCCATCTTGCAAGCCAATTCGCTTGTATGTAGAGTAAGCGTAGTTCATTCCGGGGCCGCCACCACGCCGAATTCGGTTTTGCTGCTGGGCGCTATCGTGAGGCTCTGCATGCGCCACTGTCCAAACCGATGGTGTTTCGAGCCGAGCTTTGTGTTTATTAAAATCTTTGTTTGTCTTGATTTCAAAAACCGATTCAACTTTCGGGTGCTCTCGCCAAACCTTCGGATCGCCAGAAGTGCCGTCGGCGCCTTTTTGGACAAAGACCAACGGCGATTCAATAATTCGAACTTCATCTCCTTCTGTCAAAAAATCGCTTGCCATTTTTTCTATGACTACCGCCTCGTCGGCAACAACTTCAAGGTATTTTGAATTCACATTCCGGATGTCTGAGCACATCCGAAGAGACCCCGGCTTCCAGTAGCATTGAATCGCTTGTTCCGGGTCAACGTCAAAGTTGTATGGGCTCTGGTATGCGTCAAACATTCGAGAGTCTGCGATATGATAATTTCCCGTAAGCTTCACTTTATACAAATCGCCCATTTTATTGAAGCGAGATTTTGGCGTTGGCGAAAGAAACACGGCGCCATATCTTGAAGGCTTGCCTGGAGTGTAGTTTTGGCGATACTCTTCAAACTCTTCTTCCGCCTTTGCTTTTCGCTTATGAGCGCCTTCTCCATGGCTGCTTCCACTTCCCCCAATTTTTTGTCCAGGCTCGAGTTCTTTTTTGGATCTGTGGTAAAGCACAGATCCGCGAGAGAGTTCTTGAAGCAAAATCTCTTCTCGAATAATATGGCGGAGCCGGGATTCTTTCATGTGAGCGTTACTTGAACGAGGTCTATAGGTCCCGATTCAATTTTTGCGTCGGGAAATTGTTTTTTGATGAACCTCTTGTAAAGCTTTGTGCGAATATTCGGTCCATCTTGATTCGTCTTTTTTGTTGACGGGTTGAAGGCAAAACCTTTCAAGTCAGAAGAGTGCCGAAACTCTTCTCTGGTTTCCCAGGCGTGTTTTGCGATTTGAAGTACTGTCGTCATTATTCGAAACGGGCTTCCTACCCCCGTCGTCATTGAATATCTCGTCTCTCCCGGCATCTTGTCCAAGTCTTGGCTTGAATCAGGGGCAAACTCAACGGACAAATATCCCGGCATAAAAAGTTCAATGAGCACTTCGTATTCGAGCTTCTCTGCGTAAAACTGATATTGGTACATTTTTTCAGAACTTCGGAGCTGGCGCCAGTCGTAGGCGTCGATGGTTTCTCCAAGCTCTTGAATAATTAAATCTTTGAATTTTCCCATCACTCCTCGTTTTCTTTAATCGTGTCTGCAAGTTTCCACCGGTTGCACCAGCCTTCCGGCCGGACTTCTCCACGGATTTGGCTGCAAATGTATTTGCCGCTTGTGGTTTTTTGATATAAAAATTCACAGTTTGCGCAAGCGGTTTCCTGGGTTCCAGCGTCATCAGAATATTGGACGTCCTCTTGGCTCATCTTATAAGGGGGAGTCCCCGCCTTTTTCCCAATCAGCCAATAAAGCAAAACATTTGTGCTTCGGTCTTCCGGGTCCATCTCTCGAAAGCGCTCAATCGCCTTTTTGACTTCCGGTTGCGGATTGGCGCCAGAGTCTTCTACGGATTCATATTCGAATTTGTCTTCTTTGATGAGCCGCTTCACTTTTTCTCTTATGATGTATCGGAGCTTGCTATTTTCCATATCAGTTGTCTCGGTAAATGAGGGTCGGAATTTTCGAAAGAACTTTGTTTAAGTTTTCGGCGTTTTCGGCTTTTCGGCGAAGCCTTTCTTCTCTGGATAGCTGGTTGAGCTGCTCTTTAAGATTATCAACGAGCGTCTGCATGTTGTCTCCCGCTTCTTGCTTGAGGTCTTGCCCGTCAAGTTGAAATTGATCTTGTGGGCTGGGCGTGTCGCTGAACTTCGATCGAACCGTTCCGAGCTTATGCTTTGCGGTTTCAAGCCCGTACTTGAATATCCAGCGCTTGCCTGGGGCGTTAATATAGCGATACGGAATAAAATCATAAGGAGCATCAGAATAGTCGCTGATTACGTTGTTGATGCTTTCGCCCACTTCGGCGCGAGCAGTCGAATCTCCAAGCACCTCCACCCCAAGCGCTTCATCAGCGTAAACAAACTCTACCCAAACCCGCATCCGCCGGTGGCGAGGAGTCGGGAAGATTTTAATTTTGTCTCCGATGATTTCAAATGAGTATTCGCTTTGAAAAAGATCTTCATGAAGCTCGTAGTCTTGAATCGAAAGCGTCGTATCGTAAAGCGGGTAGAGGGTGTACTGCTGGCTTCTTTGAAGGGCTTTTCCGCTTTGACCGCCGTACCCGGCGCCACCACCAAACATGCCTCCCATCCCGATTCCACGAGAACCGCCGTGCCCAACGCCCCCGCCGAATCCAGAACCGTAATACCCAAACACGCTTGAAGGAATGTCCTCGTGAAATACACGGTGAACAACAATTTCTTCATCCGGGGAAACAAAATCAAAGCTTCCTTCTGAGGTTTCGACAGACGTTTTGATTTCGCTTTTGTCGTAAATCTGGCGACCTTGCTGGAGCTCAATAAAGCCTTTATGAAAATTTACGTTTCCTCCAGCTCCACCGGCGACAGGCGATCCATAATCTTTGGCTAGTTGAATGTTTTGCCCGACGCCACTGGTCGAAACCCACCGGCCAGTGAGGTCTCTTTCGGCGTCTTCTCCAAGAATCGCTTCAAGGTTGTCTTCGATGTTCTGATTGTGAACAATTCGGCTGAACTCGTCGATCGATTCTTCTAGCGCCGAATAAAAGTCGTGTTCAGATATTTCGATTGACATTTCCGGCCACCCAAGCCGCCGAGCCGCCCACATTGTGAACTTTTCAGCGTGACGTCGAAATTCCGGGTCCCCGTCGTACCGACCAAACGGCGTGTTTCCTCTAACGGGAAGAAGGTCGCTTTTGCCGATTTCTTCTCGGTTGAGAGCTTGCGGGTTCTCTATATCAGGATTCAAAAATGGCCCTCTCGGAAACTTGATTTTTTTCGCCATTCTTTGACAAGATTTGGGCTTTTGGCGTCGTATATACAATTATTGCGGCGTCTTCGACTGATATATATCAAAAAGAGAAAAGGCACGCATACAAACAAAAACCACATCTGCGCCTCTTATGGAACTTTCACGTATCAATAAAGAATGGGTCAAGATTGACTTCTCCAATGACTTCAGTTGGGACAAAGTGAACGAAGTCAAAAAAATTCCTGGGCGGGAGTACAAGCCCGAAACTGAAAACTGGCATGTCCCGTTGAAAACTCGCGAAAGCGCCACGAAGTTTTTGAGGTTTTGCAATCAGTTCGGCGTTGGAGAGCTTCCCGATCAGATCGAAAATATGATCATGGAGCTCCGTAAGCGGTTTGCAGAAGAAGAAAAAGAAGAAAAACAAAACCGAAAGCTCGCTACCGGCGCAAAGCCAAATGATTTGGACCGTGTTTACGGCACGGCGAAGGGAATGAGGCTTCGAGACTACCAAAAAGCTGGAGTGGAGTATATTGAAAAAAATGAGAGAGTGCTCATTGGCGACGAAATGGGCCTAGGGAAATCTCCTATGTCAATTGCTGCAGTTCATCACCTCGATGCTTACCCGGTTCTTTGCGTAGTTCCGGCTGCAGTGAGATCTCATTGGGAAAAAGAATGGAACACTTGGGTTCCTCGCCGGGCGATCAAAACACTCAAAAGCGGAAAACACAGCGACTTTCGGGGATCAGTGGTGATTTGCACGTATTCACTTGTTCATAAGTTCAAAGAGAAATTCAAGGAGAAAGAGTTTGAAGCGATAATTTGTGATGAGTCGCACAAATTGAAGAACAATAAAGCGAAAAGAAGTAAAACAGTCAGAAAAATAGTAAAAGCAAACGGCGGAATTCCTTATCGGCTTCTTCTGACCGGAACCCCCGTCATGAACCAGCCTTCCGAGCTTATAAACCAGCTCAAAATTTTGGGCGTGTTCAAGGATACGTTCGGAGGCTGGATGCAGTTCACTTCTCGATTCTGCAATAGAAAGGAAGCCCGCTTTGGAAAATGGGATATATCCGGGGCTTCAAATCTTGACGAGCTTCACGAAAGGCTCACGGGGAACTGTTATATTCGAAGAAATAAAGATGATGAAAATATCCTTGAAGAGCTTCCAGACAAGCAGCGGACTGCCGTCGAGTTTGAAATCGACAACCGAAACGAATACAACGAAGTCGAAGAAAACTTGGCCGATCACCTTCGGGACAAATACCGAGAAGACCCTGAGTTTCAAAAACAAATCGAACATCTTTCCGATCCACTTCAAGAAGCTCACAAAAAGCGTCACGTCGAAGCAAAAGTCCGGAAGGCGATGAACGCTGAGCACCTTGTGAAAATCAATGAGCTTCGACAAAAGACATCTGAAGGAAAAATGAAAGAAGCGAAGAAGTGGATTCGAAACTTCATGGACTCCGGGGAGCCTCTGCTTCTTTTCGCCCATTACAAAGACACAACCGAAGAACTCGCCGAAGAATTTGATTGCCCGAAGATTACGGGATCGGTGAACCCAGACCGCCGTGGAGAAATCGTTGAAGAGTTTCAGAACGGAGAGCATGACTTGCTTGTGCTGAATATCGAAGCTGGAGGCGTGGGTATCACCCTTACCGAAGCCTCAAATGTTGCGTTTGTGGAGTTGCCATGGCGTTGGGCAGACGTTGAACAAGCAGAAGACAGATCTTTTCGGTTTGGTCAAGAAGACTCGGTGAATGTTTACTTTCTCCTTGCCGATGACACCATCGACGTCGAGATGGCGAAACTTCTTCGCGAAAAGAAGAAAATAACAGATGCGGTCAACAAAGGAAAAGACATCAAGACCAGCGAGCAAGAAAGCATAATCGCAAATCTTCTCAAAAAAGTTGTCGAACGACAAGAATCATAAACAAATTGAGGCTCAATTGCTTTCTGACCCGCACAGTTTGCCTCAGAAAGAGTTCAACGTTTGGTGAGGGGCAAACCAAAGCTTGTATGCTCAAACCGCTTGTAGGCAAAATATAACGGTTTCACAAGCACAAGCGAAAGTTCTCAAGGGAGACTCAAAACAAGCACCAAATGCGAAAGAGCGGCCGCCGACTGGCAGCCGCTCTTTTTCGCGTTTTGGTTTGAGGATCGCCGTTTCGCCAGAGGTGCAGGAATGGCAAGCTGGCTTCTCCCTTTCATTAAGCGGCTTCAGATTGGATTTGCTCCAAGCACTGAAACCGCGTGATATGCTTTTTTTGGATGCTCTTTCTTCTTCTATCGCAGTAATTAGATATGAGCTCAATTGGAAAGTGTTCTTGAAAAAACCGTTGATTCAGAAGGATTCACAGTCTCTTTTATTTGAGATGTGGCGCCACTCCATACTCTTCTTTGTACACAGCTTTCATTTCAGCTTTCGCTTCCTGTGCCTCGCTTTCAGGCACGTAAAGAGCGTCGTGGACGGCGAGGGTCTCGGCGGAGATTTCTCTTTCGACGGCGGGCTGGACTTCACCAAGCATCATTCTCGCCTCTTCCCGCATCATCC